TTAACCATATAGTCAACAAGACCAATACCAAGACCATTACCGTCGATAACTAGTTTCTTTGCCTTATATTTATAATATAAGCGTTTTAACCAAATAGCCTAATCTTCAAAATGTGTATTACTACGAGTGTCAATATTAACAAGAGAGATAAATGCAATACCATTCACTTGTGGTGTTACTTTAAAAATACAAGCAACCGAGTCGCAACCTTTACGTCCAACGTCAACCGCAATTACATAATAAGCATTCTTTGTACTTCTTCCAGAATATTCATATTCAGGCTATTTTAAAATACGATTATGATCAAATTGCTCAGCATTAAAGAACGCATCTTCGATGGTGCCAGACCAGCGACTTTCATATTCACGATCAAAAGAAGACTCATTAAATGTGCCATCCATCTTTAAATCGCGAATAAAAGTCTTATCAAGTAAACCCATTAAAACCGGAATACGCCATGTACCACCAAGTATCATTGCGCGCTCAGGTTTAATAATTTCCCAAACAAGTAGCTAAATTAACTTGTCATAAGCAAATGTATTTTTCCAACCCGCTGTTGTAACATAAATCTGACTCTTGTTTAATACTTCATTATCATCTTTATCGCCCCATGCACCGCGGCGAGAAACGTTCATTGTAGGAATAATAACTTCGTTAAGAATCGTTCCATCAATACCGACGCACTCTTCCATGAGTCCACCATGGCGGCGTTGTCCTCTCGAAGTTTCACGAGCTGCTATATTGTCCAGCACTGACCCACTCTTAAATACGTATCTAACATAATCTTTCCCTTCCATCGTTTTACCACGACGCCAATCAATTTCCTCGTGGAGCGCTGGAATTAAATGACATAATTCTTGAACTTTGGCCTTTAAAATACTAGACGCTTGCTCTTTACCACCAGAGGTAACAAATAACTTAGCACCGGGATATAATATGCATCTAAGAATCAAAATCAAAGCCGCAAGGAATGATTTTGAATAAGCACGTGGAAATACTGCGTATGTATATTTATAACGCATTGCCGCACGTAAAAAAACTCTCTAATAATAGAATAAATGAAAGTTCTCTGGATTGTTTTTTCTTACTAAGAAATCAACAAATAAATCTGGATACTCTCGCCAAAAGGCGATATATTTTCGCGCAACCGGTATACAGGCGCGCACACGTTCTTCAGATAAACCAATTTTATCAACATCACTTTTGAGGTTGAGTAAATCCTAAAGGGCCATTACTCATCATCCTCTCCCAGCAATTCCCGCATCATCTCATCATCTTCTGCTTGCTATTGCTCAATGAATTCATAATGCTGGAGAAAATCTCCATCCGTAAGAACTTCTTCTTCAACAGCTTGCAAATCAAGATCATCCATGTCGGTTGTTTCTTCATCTTCTTCTTTTGCTTCTTCACGCGCCATTGTTCTTGCCGCATTTTCAATCAAGTTACCAAGGTTCATTTCTTCTGTAACAAGACGATGCGTATAATTACGCAAATCAGCTAATGTTTCATCAGGTTTATCTTGAGGAGTATCAGTATAATATCTAGGAATAAAACCTTCACGTTCGCACATAAGAATAAATTCATCAATAGCGGAAACATATTCTCCACTTTCAGCCTTGTTCTGTGCTGCCGTGAATTTAGCAGATTTCATCAAAGTGTCATAAACTTTAGACATTTTCTGGAACCCTTCAATATCACCAATGTCAACCAATTGATGACATTTTAATGAAGTCTTACAAATCAATTTAAGATAATCTTCATGCGCAGGTGTAACAATATCAAATGCTGCCATCATTTCTTGATAGAGCTTTTCAAGTTGCACCCATTCATAAGGACGATAAGCCTTGCCCCATTTAATCGTTAAATATTTCTTATCTTCTTCTGTTAAGTCATCATTAAAGAATGCTGGCTCATTTAAATCAATGGGCGCAGGCGCTTCAGTTTCCTTTTTAAAATCGTCGGGCTTATCGGGCATTGTGCCAGTATTAATAGCATTTTCAATCTCTTCACCAGAGTAGCCCTGTCGCGCCATCGTTTCTGCTTTTTTAGCATCTGCCTCTTGGCGCAATCTCTCAGTGTCAGCCCATGTATATTGGCTAAATTGTTTCATGCGCATCTTTGACAAGTAGCGGCCAAGGATCGTCATACCTGTGGTCTTGCGAGGATCTTTTGCGTAACGCTCTAATAGTGTGGTCCACTCTTCTTCAATATATGGAACGTCAATTTCCTCTAAGATCCATGTGTATGTTTTAGGGTCCCAATTATCAACATGCCTGGTAACACATTTTTTACATTCGGGCAAATACCCTTCTGGATACTTGTCTAATCGCTTAGTTTGATAAAACTAGTTTTCGTCCATAGTTCTATTACATGTTTTACAATATAATGTTTTGCTCTCAGCCATAATCAGCTCTCCTTTTTCTTGCTATTGCGGCATTTTTTACAAATAGAATAGAAGCCATCCTTACTTGTTTTATTTATTGAAAAGAAGCGCGAATGGGCTAATTTAACTTCCCCACATCTTGAGCACTTTTTCCATTTACCTTTTTCCACATAGGTAAAATACCACTCTAGCCATTCATCCTATGCTCGTTGCGCAATCAGCTTAGGGATTTTATTGCGCCATAAACTACTAATATATTCAATTGAATGCGTAAAGGCGAATTCCTGTTGAAGCAGTTGTTGAATTTCTACATTCTGTAATTTATCCATTTTATATTCAATAATACGTCTATACATAGGAAAATCCGCAAGCGCTCTCTATACAAGTGGCTCAAAATCTAAACAAAGGGCCCAGGCATCACTATCAAACTTGCCTTCCGAACGACCCTTGAGTGCAGGAAAAACTTGTAAGATTTCACTTACGGCTTTATAATCACAGAACGAGACACCACTAAAACGAATCGCGGCATTCCCATTCTCATCATACTCGACCCATTCATCTGAGGGTAAAGGAACAGAAGTCTTTAACCCTCTTGTAATTTTGGTAAAGACGATTGGTTGACGGTATGCATTTTTAATAAGATATTGGTCTTTGCGCATTTCGATCAATGTGCGCTTTACTATAAACGCTTCACGTCCGGAGACAGTCTTCTATAATTTTTCCCAGCGCGCAATGCCTTCGCGCAATTCACGTAATGGCGGAATTTCTTCAATATCTTTCTTTGTAATAGTTACTTTCGGCTAAAAAATTGTATTCTTTCCATTATCATTCATTAAATTATAGATGCCATCTTCGCCATTTTCCAACTGTTCTACCAGACCCTCATAAGAAATCTCACGCTTAGTAATAGTTGCCATACGATTTGGCGTGAGAAGTTTATGCTCCTTTTTCTCTTGTTTCTCCAAACAAAGAACAAGATAGTCACCGAGGATTTCGAGATACTGCTCGCTTGGGTCGGGAGTTTCTGCTAAAATCTAATTTACTAACTTTAATCGTTCTTGTGGAGAGTCTATTGTATAATCTAATTTAATCACTATACAATCTTCTCCTTGTGTAATAATCTAAGTGGACCTCACTTACTACACTCATTATACTGAAAAAATTTATGTTTGTCAAGAACTAAATCTGCCCATAGTTGAAAATTCTTAAAAAAAATGATAATATATATTTGTAAGAAAGGAAAGATGATTATGATATTAGAGAAAGTTGAATTTACCTGCCCACAGTGCGGCACGCAATGGACAGAGTGGCAGGATCCAAGTGATGATTGGTTTAAGTTAGCTACGAACCAGACTCTATGTGCAAATTGCGGCAAAGAAGTTATGAAGCGTATTGTTGACAAAATGGAGGATGAGGAGAATGAAGTTTTATCTAGCTGGCCCAGTAGTCACGGATAATAAAGAAATTAAGCAACAGATGGAAGATCTGGAAAAGACCATCCGACAGATGCGGCTACCGGTTCTTAATCCTGGTGAATGTGATCAGCGCGATGATTATCCTGAAGTTTATAGACCGGGCAAACATAAGGTGCCTAATGCTTGGGGCATTGATATGGCAACGTGGGGCCAATGTGTATTTACCATGGATGTTGTTGCTATTGATGAATGCGACTGGATGGTGCTTGCGGATTATGGACGACAGGCCACAGCTGGAACTAGCTGGGA